CTACAAGCCTGACGATCCAGACCACGGCCTGTACCAAGAGGACGAGTGCATCGATATCCGCTGTCCGTCCTGCAGTAAGACCTACGCATGCCAGCCGAGCATTTCCTTCACCTACTCGACCGCCGTCGATCAGGATGCGGCGAGCAATGACGAATGGGGTCCGCAGAAGGCGGACGCCGCCAACACATAAAGGGCCGGCCTAGTGGGCCATAACAGCATACCACCCGACCCGCGCTAGGCCAATCATTACCACAGCCAGCCCGATCCAGCATGTATGCGTCATCTGAATAATTTTGCGATCATCTGGCCGACGTCTTCCGCCGACAGATTGAGGCCCGCGCCCGCGACCCATAAACTCCCGGCTGCGATCCCGCGACCAATCCAGCTCTCGGCCAGAGCCACTTTGCTCTCGACTTGATCCACGCGAGTATCCAGCGCCTCGATCTGTTCGGTGTGCTGCTGCAACTGGCTCAGAGCCTGGCCAAGTGCTACCCCGACTTCGAAATCCGGTCGCATCGGTCATGGTCCTTACTCCACAGACGCGACAAGCCGGGGGGGCTTCACTTCCTTCGCAATTGGACGGTCTCCGCACCACGTTTCTATGACGGCGTTGGCACCGGCAATCGATCGCTTTGTGCCAGCGGTAAGAACGTCTCTGCGTGAAACGCTCACTGGCTGCAGGTTGTTGCAGATCGGACCGCCCTTAGTCGCGATAATATCGCTTGAGCATCCCGTCAGGGTTACGCTCAGCAGCAGCGCGCTTAGTTCCAGCCTGCTCATCGGTTTGTTTCCCCTGCTTCTCGACGCGCTCACGCTCCTTTTTTACGCCTGTGTACTGGGTCGTTTTGTAGGCTACGAGCAGCGCCGCCACGCCAGCGCCTACAATCGACAAACGGCCAACTAACGAGGCCGCGAAAGATGCCATCCAGATCATGCTCGCCCCCCGATCAGTCGCGGCAGGAACAGCAGCGCCGCCGTGGCTGCGATGATGACCAGCGCCAGCGGGGACACCACCGCCCATTTGACAAGGCCCGCGATCTGGTCGCCCGCTGCCTGCCAGCCCGAGGCGTTGGCCGCGTTGTCAGTCAAAAGCGTTGGCACGGCCGGAATGAGGACCCCGCTAGAGGCCGCCGCGACCGCGACCGTGGGCTTGCTCACCGGCTCTGCTGATGGCTGCACAGACTGAGGCATGTCGGGCTCGGGGTTGGCATCCATTGGCGTCAGGAACAGTGTCGCTTCGCGCGCACGTCGATTGACCAGTCCCCGCAATATCCTGCCCCCGCCCTTGTTCCAGAGCTTGAAGGCTGAGGCCGCGCCGCTATAGTCGCCCGCGTTAAGCCGCTTGCGGATTGTCGAGCGCTCAAACGCGCTTAGGCCGATGTTATACGTAAGCGAAACAAGGCCGTCGAACTGGTTCTGGTTCAGCGGTACGGTGGTTAACCGCATTACGCCCGCCTCGAACTTCTCTAGCTCGCGTCGCAGCGCAACTGCTGCCTCGTCGCGAGTCCAGATCATGCCTTCTTTGACGTTTTCAGTGCAGCCCCATCCGATCGTAAGCACATTCGCAGGGCAACGGTAGGCAACACAGCGCCCGTCGGAAAGCGCAGTGTGATAGCCTTCGAACTGACAGATTAAGTCAAGGCCCTCGCTGGATAGCTTCATAGTATCTCTCTCGATCGTCGGAGATACGCGAGACAGAGCCCGAATTGCCATAGCACAAAAGGCGCAGAAAGTCGTATGATGATTGGACGGAGAATAGATCCATGCGCCTGCTGCACATCGCTATCGCCGCCGTCTGCGGATCACTGCTTTAATAGCCCGTGAACTCAAGTTCTGAGAGGGCGAAATATCCGCTTGTAAGAGACGTGATGTCACAAGTAATCCGATGATAGCGATATGCCGTTGTCGTAGTGGTAGCCGTGACCGTCACCTCCTCATTAAGACCCGTTTGCGTGCTGCTCGTCGATCCAAGATCGGTGAAAGTTGAATTATCGGAGGACCCCTGGATTTTGAATGTATAACCGGACGCCTGTCCACTGGAGCCGTTAAAACGGCAATTACTTGGCGACCGCACGCGAATGCTGGTTATCGTCTTAGTATTGCCCGATCCCCAATCCTTGCCCAGCGTGTTGCCAACGTCGGCGGCGCGATTAGGTCCAGCCGAATCGCTTTGCGAAAAGTTGCCGTCAAAACCGGAGGATAAACCGCCGCCGCCGGTCATGTTTCCAATTGCCGTTCCTGTGCCGCCGGAGATCACGGCCGGAGTGCTGCCTGCCGCGCGCCGAGCTGCAAAGCCTATCAAATGGGTCGCCTGCAGCATTAGGCCCACTCCACTTGAGATGCGGCGAGAACCGCGTCTTCTGTGGCCGCCGCGTCAATAGCGAGCTTGGCCGCGTCCTCAATCCGGTCAATGGCCGATCCGACCGCCGCCCATTGCTGTTCTATCGCAATCGTTCCCGCCGCTGCCGCTTCGAGATTGGCATACCGTCCTGAATCAACGCGCGCTTGAAGAAACGGATACACACCCGCGCCGTTCGTGGTCACATACGTCCGCGCCTCGGCTGCAACCTGCTGATAACTCATCGCCTTGCCGGAGCCGGGCGAAATGTATCTCATGCGGGTCCTTTCGGCTTGGGCGCCAACTATTGCCTTCATCGTTGCCTTGTAGTCGGCAAGCGGGATGGGTGGCGGCGCCGGTGGCGTGTAGGGTTGCCACAGGTACGCCTTGTGAGCCGGGATGCTGGCCGGATCAATCTCACGCACCTCGGCCGTAACCGTGTTTTGCATCATCATGCGTCAGTGCTCGCGTTGGTGGTGAAGAACAGACGCATGCCGTGAAGGCGGGCGTCGATGGCCATGGTGTCGGACCCGTTAGCCGGCGCGCGGGCGAGCTGGAACTGCACCGTGTCACCCGCAGCCGGCGTGCCGCCAACCGTGATCGCCGAGCTTTCCGGGCCGATGTAAATATCATTCGTTGTGCCACCCGTGTCCGTGCTCGATTGCGCGGTTCCGAACGCCACGTCGCCCGCGTCGTCGTCGGATCGGGCGACCCCTGCCAACTCCCAGACGACGCTAAAGTTCGTCGTAGTCGCGGCGTGAGACCACACAGGTTGGAAGGTCAGCGTCGAAAGGTTCCACGATTTCGGCATGTGGATTTCGAACTGCGCAAACTCCTGCGTCGTGGCGTCGTAATCGAGCGTCGAAAACATGTTTTTGTTAGTGGTCATTTCGGCGGTGCCAACCGCCGCACCGTTGGTGGTTCGCGCCGTCATGGCCGCCGCCGGTATCCAGATCGTTTCTTTGCCGACTTTTTTGACTAGCGTGCCTTCGACGGTCATCTCGCCAGCGGCCGAGCGCGCTAACGTCGTATCGCTGGCGTGTCCTAACTCGACTGATCCAACGCCAATCGCAAGCGATGTTGATGCGGCGATGCCCGATACAGGGAGCCCAGTGGCATTGGTAAGCGTGCCCGACGATGGCGTGCCGAGCACGCCGTTAAGCACGACAGGTGCACCAGCCGAACCAACCGCTACAGCCAGGGCGGTCGCAACATTCGCGCCTAGCCCGCTTACGCCTGTCGATATAGGCAAGCCCGTAACGCTTGTTAGCGTGCCGCCGGACGGCGTGCCAAGTGCGCCGTTAAGCACAACGGGTGCGCCAGCCGACCCTACGTTAACGGCAAGCGCCGTTGCTACGCCACTGCCAAGGCCGCTGATGCCGGTCGCAATGGGAATGCCGGTTAGGTACGTCCCCGTCCCGCTTGATGGCGTGCCGAGCGCCCCTCCTGGTGCAACGTAATCCGTCCCCGCGGTGGCCGCCGACGCCACGCCAGAAGCTGCCTTGACAATGCCGCTGATCGACGCTCGCTTTATGAGTTTACCCGTTGTCGAATCATAAAGCGCAAGTTCGCTGTCAACCGACGCCGCCGGCCCGACTACGTCGCCTGTGCCGGCGCCGTCCGCGCCTTTGTCACCTGTTCGGGAAAACATCACGGCGACGGTCGATGCGTTTGTGATCGTGCCCGCGCCACCAAGGTAGGTGACCGGGAAAGTGTCGTAGGTGCCCGCGTCGGTCAGCGTGCTGGTGATCCGGTACTCTAGGAAATTGGTTCCAGGAGCCGCCACGTCGAGAATGCGGACCACGCCCTTGTCGGATGTGGTCGTGCCGTCGTCCCACGTCGCCAGATAGGTCGCCTGCGATGCGGCGAGCCGGTTGGTTTCCGAGATGTGCATGACCGTGGCGCTGGCCGGGGTCGCGTTGTTGACCAGCAGCTTGCCGGAGCCTGGATCACCGCTGGTCGCCGTGCTCCAGGTATAGTCGAGCCCGGTGTTAGGACCTGTGGCACCGGTCGCGCCGGCAGCGCCCGCAGATCCGTTCGCGCCGGCTGATCCGGTCGCACCCGTGTCGCCCTTGTCCCCCTTGGGGATAAACACAACACCGATGTCGTCGCCGGCCCCGAATGAACCACCGGACGCGCGATGTGTAACCGTAATCGTAACATCTGATCCGTTATCGGTTAACGCGGTCACGTCGGCGGCGAAGAAGTTGCCGCCCGCCCCATTTTCGCGACAGATCAGCGTGCCCTTGATTGTCGATGTGGAATCATCCCATGTCGCCAGCAACGCGGCCAAGGCCGTGGCGTTAAGGTCGGTTTCATGCATGAAAACTGAGGTAACCGACGCAAAAGTAGCGTTATTAAACCGGATGGCTCCAGACGCCGGGCCGGCGCTTGTCGACGTTTCCCAATTCCATAAACCTAACGCACCATCCGTGCCGGCCGCACCTTGCGCGCCAGCCGCGCCTTGCGGACCTTGCACAGCGGCCAAGGCTAAGATCGTTAACGATGCGTAGGTTTCTACGCCGCTGTCTGCGAGCACGATTCCAGCCGCATTCGCAGCCGTCGTCCAATATTGCAGCTCGATCGTGTCCGAGCCGGCGGAGAAGTCAAACACGCCAATCGCGGGAGCATTGTAAGTACCGCCCGACGCTGCCTGCCCTTGAGCCGATCCGTAGGTAATAGTAGCGCCGCCATTTGCGAGCCGGTAGCCGGTAGCGCCTGCCGTACCTTGAATTGAAGCCGTGCCTATAACAAGATATTTGCCGGCCGGCAGTGTCACGGCGTTGCTGGCCACCGCAGCGCCTGTGATCGTGTTGAGTTTTTCTGTATTAATTGTGTGTTTCGTCCACGCGTTGGCGGTCAAGGTCGCCGCAACCGTGGTAGAGGTCGCTTGATATGTTCCGTGCCAAGTGCCAAGATACGACGTTGACGGCGCTAGAATGTTTGACAAATCGACCCAGGCCGAGCCCCGATATTGCGTGATCATGGTCTCGTCAGCAACATAGGCTAGCATGCCGTCAGACACGACAAGCTCGGTCCACGTGCCAAGGCCGGATGCCTGCACGAGATCATTTGCTGCGAAGCCCAGCGCAAGCCACGTTCCGGTCGGCGTGCCGTTGACAAGATACACCGCGCCCGCCGTTGGGCTTGAGGGTGCTGCCGTTAAGCGGTCGGCAATGACAAGCAATTCGCCCTTGCGGGTTAGTGCGGGCACGTGAGCCATCACGGTCCAGCCCGCACTATCAGATATGAGCCAGACCGTCTCGCCGTAAGCTGTCAGCGATCCGGCTGTGACCGATGCCGAACTGTGACCCTCTTTAATGGTCTGGCTGCTCACCGTCTGATAGGTGACGGTGTTGCTGGAACCCTGGCCGTCGTGACGAATGCCAAGAATGTACCCATTCGCTGCCGTGGCAGCGCTGGGAAGGGTTGCGATCTGAGACCCGCCGCTTACGTTGGCGTTGTACAGCGTGCCGGACCCGTCAGCCGTGGTGGCGGTCCAAGTGGTCGCGGCCTTGGCTACGACGTTGCCGATAGGACGCGCGGAGGTGACGGCGTAAGTTGACGTATCCAGAGCGCCTGGGAAGTTGTCGAGCGTTCCGAGCGTTGCGCCCGCACTGGTCTTGCCGACAACCTTGTAATCGGTCGTGCCGGTCCAGATCGTAACTTTCGTCGAGCTGCCCGACGAAGCAACCGGATGCCCGCCGCTGTCGCAATACACCGTAGTTCCAAGCGCGCTGCTCAAACCCGCGTCGGAATAGACCGACAACGGCGTTGAGCTGCCGGCCAAGTAAAATTCGAGATAGCCCCCGGACACCGGATCGCCGTTAGCATCCAAAAAGCGCCAGAAGGGAGGAAAAATGTTAACGGAATCCGTCATTAGGTTCGGCCCTTTGTGGATCGGATGGCAGCAGCAGCGCCTTTTAGCTCATCGAAAATGCGCTCAAGCTCGGAGACGCGGGCAGACAACTCACCCGTCGTGCGCTCGATTGCGTCGACACGGGCAGCAAGGGCGGGATCGGACGCCACCAGCGGACGCAACTCGGTGACCTGAGCCGCGATTGGTTGCGTGACGGGCAACGCAGGCAGAGATTGCGCCAAGGCAACCGCTGGCGATCCGGCTGGAATGTCGGTGAGATACGCAACCGTGTCATAGCTCGCGCCGTTCGACACCACGACACGCCCGCGCGGCACGCCGTCCGACCGGTCGTTGACGATCAGCGGGCAGTCGATCACGTCGGCGGGATCGGGGAGTTTATCGGGTGCGTACCTGTGGAACTGCACCGGCCAGCCCGTCTTGACGCGGGCACCGTTCTGTTCAATGAGTTTGCGCATCAGTAGCCCTGCATTAAAGGGTTCGGTGGCTTGGAGGCACCATCGGGTTGGTCACGAAGGTCTATATTTCCAAGACCATCGGAAGTTTGGCCCGTACTCATGGCCTGGGACACTTGGTCCATGCCGGTCAGGCCCTCGACAAGCCTATTGCGTTCAGGGCTAGCCGCACCATCTGGCATCATCAAACTTGCAAGACGGTCCCGCTACGTTGGCTTATAAGCGCTCAGCGCCGAAGACGGCATGACCTGCTGCCCGTAGTACGGAGCTGACCCTTCCGGCATTGGATAACCGGACATCAGTGCATTGCGGTTCATGCTCGGTTCTTCTAGCTGCAACGCATGCACAGGCGAATACGGGTCGTCGTGGCGGTCGCCCTGATCGCCGTAATTATCATCACCTTCAAGGCGGTGAAGATCGGACTAAGGCACTGGCTGCTGTCAGTCCTGCTGGGAGCCGTAGGCCCCGCCGTAGCCGGCGAATGACGGCGAGGGCAGCGCCTTCGGCATGCCGGAGATAGCCTGCGAGGCCTGCGTCGATCCATAGGCCCGCTTGGCAATGTTGGCGCCGGCCATGTTGCCGACCGTGCCGGCCAGTGTCGACTTGAACCCGACAGCGGTGATCAGAGCGTTCATGAAGTCTTTTGCGTAGCTGGCAGCGCTGACGCCCGACCACGAACGGTTGATATTCTTCTTTTCAATGCCCTGCAGCGACGCTGAGAACCGGCGCAGCATGCCGATTTCTTCCGGCGTCAGAAGCTCTCGCGCCACACTCATTTGCTTGCTGAGATTCCGGTTGATGTTGGACTGTAGCGCCTGCGCACCGACCGGATCGCCCACGGATTTTGTGGTGTCCTGCACCATACGCAGAACGTATGCGAGGCGGATGTCGTCCCATGCAGTCTTGGCGGCTTCCGGCGCGAGATGCGTGTTGTAAGCCTGCTTTAGACTTCGCAGCGCCTGGATGGTTCCCGCCTTGATCTCGCTTGTCGGTCCCGTGAAAAGTGCGTTCACCACGCCCTCGGCGCTGTCCGATTTCTTGAGCACATCAGCCAGGATGCGCGCGCCCGGCGTCCCCTTCTGACCTTCGAACACTTGGTGAATTTGACGCGAGATGCCGCGCGCCGTCGTCATATTGGCCATGCCGATGGCGTCAGCACCGTTGAGCAATCCCTGCTCTGCGGCCTCGCGTGCCCACTCGTTGAAGGCGTCGTAAACGGCGCCGGCGGCGGCTCGATCGGATGGCGTTTGAGCGTCGGCCAGCGTTCCGGTCAAGATCTTGCGCATCTTACCGACATCGCCCACAGGTGAGGACGTGAGGATGTCGTCGATTTGTGCAGGCGCCTCGTTGCGCGAGAACTGACCGACCTTCTTGATCATGCGCGCTGCAACCCCATCCGGCATGATGTCGAAGTCGCCGACTGCGGCGTTCACACGCTGAGCCAGCAACGGCATCGACTCCGGCATTGGCTTGATATTCTTGGGCACGAGATCCCACGCCGCATCCTCTGCCTGCTTTGCCGTTTGATAGGCAGCCTCCGTGCTCTTTCGAATGTTGCCGCCGACCTCGGCTTTGCCGTAGTCGCTGACGGTTCGGTTCGGCGCGATCTGCTGGGCAATGCCTGGCTTCTGCCGCCCCGTGTTGGTCGTAATCTCGCCGAACAGCGCGTTGCGCACAGCGTCCTGCTGACCGGTGTCAAAGTCTTTCATCCGGTTTGCGGCGTCGGGGCCGTAGTTGCCGCCCCGAACCTGTTGCTCGCGGATAAGAGTCGGTATGTCGTTCTGCAACTCACCGCGTGTGCGTGGGATACCGAACTCAGCCGACACCACGCCACGGCTTGCCGTCTGTCCGCTGCCTGTCCGCGCGAGATCCTTGGCAAACTGCTGCTGCAATTCGCGGGAGAGCTGTGCCGGATCAAGCCCTGCCTGCTGCGCGGCCTGTGCGCCTTTCTGCGTCAGTTGCCCGGCGGACGCGTCGAACAATCCAGGTTCGGTCACAAACTTGCGCCAGATCGTGCCAGTCGCCGCGCCGAGCGCCTCGCCGCCTGCCCCAAACCCGGCGGCAAGCCCGGTCTTAAGCGCCGTTTGACCCGGATCAAAGTCGGCCACGCCGCCGAGTGCTGCGCCAAGATCGGTTGACGCCGCGGTGCCCCCTTGGGTCGTGCCCTGCGCCAACATGCGTGGCAAGAGGCTTGCCCCTCGCACGCCAGCACCGACCACGCCGCCGACAGCGAGATAAGGCACAGCGCCAACAACGCCGCGCGTCAGATCCTGCATGTCGAGACCGGGGCGATTGACATAAGACTCGGCCGGCTGTCCGTCCTGGCCGATATAGCTGACGATCGGATAGCCGTTGGCATCCTTGCGAATGCCCTTGAACCGGGAGCCGAGTTGCTGGCCGATCAGCTTGGCGAGGCTTTCATCACTTTGGCCAAGCACGATATTGGCCGCGATCGGACCACGCTGCCCTGCTTCCGGCAGTTCCCGTTCCATCGTCGGGCCGAGGAACGTCGGCAAGTTGGCAGTGGTTGGGTCCTGCTTGCCGCGGATGTCCTGCCACCGGCGGCCGAGCCAGGTCTTGGCGTCGGGCTCGGCGTTAGGATCGACGGCTAGCTGCTGAGGCTGCGCCGTCGGCGTGCCGAACAGCATGTCGACACCGTCAAGTGGGGCTGGCAACTGGACTGGAGCGGGCATCTTGGGCGCCGGGAGCTCCATGCCGGGTTGCGGCACGGGTTGCGGTCGCATCACCGGGTACTGTACCGGCATCGTTGCCGCCGCGCTGTCTCCGAACAGGAGGTCGATGCCGTTGAGCGGTTCCATCAGATCCCCAATCCAAATTCAGTCTGGAGCCCCTGCTTTACAGCCTGCTGGATCTGTGCCGGGTTTGCTTGCGGGTTCTGCTGCCGGATCTGCTGTTGCAACTGGTTTGTGCGCTGCTGGATCATCTGCGAGAACTGACCGACCGGCAGCTTCAACGCGGCGGCATTGCCATCGCCCTGAAATCCGTTGCGGCGCAGATACTGAGTGCGCGCAATGGTCAGAGTGTACTCACGCGCGACACCCTTTATCTTGGCCTCAAACGCCGTCGGGTTGTCCTTCTCCGGGTCCGGCAGACCGGCGCGAATACGGACCTCTTCCTGCACACCCATGGCAGCGCCGGTGGCATCCTTAATGCCCTGCGTGAGGTTGGAGATTGCATCCCGCTTAAACATCGTATATTCGACGTGGTCCTTGACCAGCTCGGGCGGCAGCTTTTTGCGCGTCAATTCAAAAGAATCCGCCCAGCTCACCCCGTATTGCTTGGCCTTGTTCTCGTATGTTAGCCATTCCGGCTTAAACCCGGATGCGATCTGGCGCACACGCTGCAAACCCTCAAGCGCGGCCATCTCTTTCTTGTCGTTTTCGTTGCCGGCTTCTTTGCCTAGGTTGCTGGCACCCGCCGCCGCGGCGTCGAGCAACGCCTTTCCGGCCTGCGCATACTGAGGCGATAGCAGCATGGCGCCCGCCACCGTGCGAGCCTTGTCCCGCGTCATGCGCCCATAGGGTGTGTCGATCATGTCGGGCTGCTGCTGCTGTTGCTGCGTTGCCGGCGCCGCAGACTGGACCGGGATAAGGTTGGGGTCTTGGCCTGGCGGCATGTTGAAGGACTGCGGTCGGATGGGACCAGGGGCTGCCGACTGCGGTTCCGCCGCGCCGCCGCGCAGCTGGCTCATGATCAGCTCGCTGACCAAATCCTTTTGGCCGAGAGCTTTGGCCTCGGCGTTGAGCTTGCCGACCTGTGCGCGCGTGGCATCCGTCTTAAGCTTCTCTAGTTCCTTCTGCGCCGGGCTCATGTAGCTGCCAACCTGGGCCATCAGGAAATTCGCGCCGGTGCGGTGGTCGTTCAAGTTGACGCCGTACTTCTGCAGCAGCTCCCCCATCTGCGGGTTGCTCTGAATCACGCCTTGCCAGCGCTGCGAGGCCGTGGCGTCGTTGGGGTCGTCGGCGATCACCTGAGCCAGCTTGCCTAGCCGCTCGACCTCTGCCCGCTCCTTGGCCATGCGCTGCGCATCACCGGCTCGGGTGTCGGCATTCTTGGCAAGATTGAGCTGCTCGCCTTGCCGCGCCTCCAGCGCCAAAGCACGCTCGTTCGCGAACTCCTGCTGCCGCATATCGTCGCCGCGCTTTAATCCAGCCATTAGAGGATTAATGAAATTACCGACGTTCGGGCCAGACGGAGCGTCGTAGAGCTGCATCTGCGGCATGAGTGTGTTGCGGACCATTAGCGAAACCCTCGCATTGTCGGGAACGGTTGCGGCCTGTATGCCTGCGGGTTCTGTTTGAGCACTTCCATACGATCAAACCCGAGGGAGTTGCGCGCGGCCGAGTGCGACGGCATCGCAAATATCCGATCCTCGCCCGCCATCAGAGCATTTCGGTTCATTGCGTCACCTCGACCATGCATCCCACGACGAACCGTAGTTAGTCGGAGCGCCGTTCATCCAATTGCCGGCGATAGACCTGCCGGGCTGCATCCATCCCGTGCCCATTGGATTGCCCCCGCCTCCGCCCCCGCCTCCGCCTCCGCCTCCCATTCGACTAAGTGACGACGCTGTCAAGCCGAGGCTTGCCCCGCCGGTAAAAGGAGCGGCCGCTATACCGGCAATCGCGCCGAGACCGCTCATTAAATTATTCTGGCCTTGCGTTCTTGCAGCCTGAACACCTTGGATGCGGTTCGCCTCGATCGATCCAAGCTGATTGTTCTGGCCAAGGTAAGATTGGCCTACCTGCTGGCCCTGCGAGATCGCGTTGCCGGCGCGCAGCTGGCCTAATCCAGCGCCCTGCTGGCCCAATGCAGCGAGCCGCGCGCGATAGGCGTCGACTTGTTGGCCGTAGATGTCTGACCCGACACGGCCGACTGCCGTCATCTGCTGGCCAGTCTGGCCGGTCGGGTTGTATCGCCGGAACATACTTTGAATTGCGCGATCGGTGGCATCTGTCTGCCCAGCCCTAAAAGGATCAGCATCGAAGCTCTGCCTAGCACGTGCGTATCCTTCTCCACCGTTGACGCCGATGCTGTCGGCATACTGCTGATAGGCCTGCTGCCCCGGCTTCTCATAGCCCGACAGGATCGTATCGGCTGATCCGTATCCGCCTTGCAACTGCTCGCGCTGATTGGTGTAACCCGTGTTCGTGTAGCGAGCCGATGCCTCCGCCGCGTCGTTTGCGGATTTCATGGCGGATTTGCCGCCAAACAAATCGCTGAAAAAGGCCATGCTTACCTCGTAGCTTGTTCAATTTTGGACAGGAACGCAACCCAGATCGGCGAGCCCCACGGCTCTAGCGGAGACGGGATTGCCAGCGTCAAATTGCGGGCAATCGCGCTGAGTTGCGCGTAAACCTCAGGTGTCATCGTTCATTCGCGCGCCCATGATGCAACGCACCACGCTTGCCGTCGTGCGTATGCGCCATGTGCGGCCAACGTTGCTGATCTGGCCTAGCCGCCAGGCCTTGATCTGGCGTTGTGTCTGGCCCTGGCGCCCCAACTCGATCTGACGTTCGGCGCCGTAGGTGATCGCGCCATCTTCGGAATAATCGAGCGACAGCTTAGGGTTGACGTTTTGCGTGGCCCCCGTGCCCGTGCCTGTCCCCGTGATCACGTCGACCACGACATTCGCCACCAGCAGTTGCGCCCCGTGCAGCGGCGGACAGATCACATGGCAGTCGATCTCGTCGCTGGCTTCGGTGTACAGATCAGCGTCAAGCTCAAACAAGGTCGGGCTTGATATGTGCCCGAAGATCCGCTTTGTGCCGAGTTGCACAGCGCTACCGCAGCGCCAGCGGCTTAAACCCGCGCTCTTGCGGTGATGCCACGCGCCGGTAGTCAAATCATAAACCACGCTCCACGTCGTGCCGGTGAGGCCGTAAAAGCGATGGCCGCGCTCAGTCCACCCGTACCCTGATATGGTGCTCGGGCTGGCATCGGCAGAGATCAGCCGCTCAATCTCATGCGTGGAAATGCGTTCTGGCGTGTAGCCGTTCAAAACGCGCACCGTGCCATCATGCGCGACAAAACAGACCGTCGTATCAATGTCGGCAATGCTCGCCGCCGACAGGCAGCCCATGTTGACCGTTGTGGTCCTGGCGAACACGCTTGCGCCGCCCGTCTCATTCCAGGCTTCAATGGTCCGCGATCCGAACGCTAGCCAGTCCGAGCCGCGCGAATAACCGCGCATCAGTCGATCTGGGCTTGTGCCCGCTGTCAGGATGTCAAGCGCATCCACAGCCACCGCGTCAGGTCCGGCAAACGTGATTAGACCGTCGTCATGCGTCCATAAAAAATAGCCGCCGTGCGAGGATACGGAGTTTGCCGGGGCAAGGTCGGCATCGGTAAACGCGGTCAGCGATCCCGACACCAGAAGACTCGTCGATCCGTCACATGTGATCATGGTCTGGACAGGGTTCGCCCGGTTTCGTGCCATCGTCACCAGACCATCGGAGACGACACCGCCCAACTCAGCCACGCCGCCGCCCGCATCGACACGCGACAGCACGCGACCGGCTACGGCCACCATCTCATCATCACTAATCGCGAGCATGGCGCGAACGCCACCCGATCCGGTCAGCGTGGCGAAGCTAGCGAGCCCGCCAATCGCATAGAGCGCGATCTTGGCCTTGCCCTCATCTCCGATTTGCTCGGGATACATGTTCATGACCCGCGCGGCACCGTCCTGGCCGTAGCGTCCAGCGGCAGAGCGATAAGCGAGGGGGATAGGGACGGGTGCCATCAGTAATAAATCGCTTGCGTTGGTTGCCCGCTCGCAGGCTTCGCCAAATGCCGTCGCAAGTCCCGCCAGCCTTTTGCTGAAGCAGGCATCTGCTTCCCGTCGTCGTCGGTGACGTTTGGCTCTGTCACTTGGAACGTCGGCGAACAGCGCCCAGCCAAGATCATGGACGCGGCAGAGAACACCACGGCGGGGATTTCCGCCGTGGTGCGTGTTGTGGAAGGCCAATAGGCAAGGCCCTTGTCCACCAGCTCCTCGCGAAGGTCGTCGTATCGCGCCTCCACATAGGCGCTATCCTCAGCCGACGGCGAAGCCGCCGCGTCGAGAACGCCCAAGAACTGCAAGGTGGCGGTGGCCAGATCGGCCTTCGAGCGGGCCATCAGAGGGCGTAGTAGAACAGATAGACGCCCGCCGTGCCGGCCGTGAATGCGTTTGCGGCAACGTTCGCCTCAAGCTGCACTTTGGTTTTCTCGGAGAAGAACAGCGGGTCAGGATAGAATTGAATCCGCTGATTGCCGGCGTGAGATTCAGCTAGGCCGTCACCCGTCAGAACGCCCGCATTGACGAACCCCGTGGCCGAGGCCGTCGCCGCGCTGTTGGTGTACGTGACATCGGTCTCGCTGTCGGTGTAAGTGGCGCTGCCGCCACCGTTCGCCGCCCAGCCCAAATCAATGTCCATCGCCTCGGTGCCGGTGTCGATGTCGTCGAACGAAAACACACTGCCGCAGACCATCACGTTCGCCGGGAGATAGCCGAGTACGAAGATATCCCCGTCCTCGACGTTCGCGGCAATCTCGTATTTGCGATGCCAGATCTTGAGGTTTTTCGATAGGCCGTGAGCAGCGCCCACGGTCAACGGAGAGTTTGAGAGAGTTTCAGCAGCCATCGTTAATTCCTCCTATCAAGCGTCCGCGACAGCCGCAAACCAGCCCGTCACCATGCCGTTGTCCTTGTAGTCCGACGTGTCCGCGTCGCCGGAGCCAAAGCGGAGCTTTTCCACTTTGTACCACTGCTTCACGGCCAATCCGACTGCACGCTTGTAATCGAACTCCTCTTCAACCGTCTGAGGACGCATCGACCACGCCATGCCGAGAGCCTGGGCACCACAGAAGAATGCCGGAGCCACCGTTACCGTGCTGGCCGCCGTGGGAATGTCCTCGATCGTGTAGATCGCGACGTTCTCCCACATGTAGTCCGCGCCAGTGAACAGCGGGTTCGTCTCGCCACGGTTGCGAGCTTCCCTGTTTGCCGCAACGAACGTCGAGTTCAGCGACAGATCGCGGACGTGCAGCGGATGCGCAAACAGAACGTAGGCATCCGTCGTGCCGATCGAGGAGCGAGCCTTGAACGGGCGGATCTTCGGATTGGCAGTAATCGCCATCCGCTTCATCAGCGAGATCGCGTCCGGCGTCAGCTTGTCATCGGTGTTGTCGATGGTCGCAAGCGCCGTCGCATGCACGCCAGAGACGGCATTCGACTTCAGCTTGCCAAACAGAGCACGGTCGGCGTTGTCGACTAGCCACGCATTGCGCGCGGTCGCATCAGCCGACGTGTAGAGCGTGCCGTTGATGCTCATCATTGCGTCGATGATGTTGTCGCGGTCCAGCTCCATGTTCCAGTCCATCAGCACATCGCGATTGGCGTTGCGCAGATCGATGGCGGTTTTCTGGGCCTCGAACTTTTTGAACTTCACGGCGTGCGCATATTCACGAACACGCACCAGGAACGAACGCAGGCTGGCCGCTTCTTCAGCGCCTTCCAGCGCTTCGGAGGAGCCCTTGGCCGCGCCGGTGAGCTTGTTCACGAGCGTGAACGTCACCGCGTCGCCGGGCTTTTTGGTCAGATCTTCCTTGACCTGAATGATCTTGGAACTGCCCGTGCCCATGAACTGCTTAAACCAATTCTGGCTCAAGTATTCCGTGAAGTATTTCTCGTCCCACTGCTGTACCGTCAGGCCAGAGGGAACCGTGGTCTCAGCCATTTAAGGCCTCCTAATCGCCAAGAATGTCGGAAAGCTCAGCACGACCGGAAAACTTTCCGCGATCGTCTCGCGGCTGGTTGTTTACGGTGCGTCCTAAGCTGGTGGGGAGTTGTGTGCGAGTTACCGCGCGAGGCTGTTGCGGCTGCGGCTGGCCTTGCCCTTGCGACGCTTGAAATTCGGCGATAATCCGTTGCCGGTAGGCTTCGGGATCGTCGCCGATCTCTTGCATCGCGTGGATCTTTTTGGCCTGCTGATACGCGAACTTTGCCGGGTTAGGGTGCTGATAGAGCTGCTGCCACAGATGCGGTTGTTTATCAGCCGCTTCGGTGAATACCGCTTCCAAAGCATCATAGTCAGGGTAATGCTCACGAGCCCAATCTTGCGACATTGCAACCTTGGTCTGTGTGATTTGATACTGTACTTGCTGCTGCATTACCTGTGCAGCCCGGTCCGGTTCAGCATACCAATCCGGGGGCGGGGTCTGCTCCCGACTCTGTGCAAGCTGTTGCTCGTACTGCTTCAGCCGTGCTTCTGCCTCTTGCCTCTTGCGTCGCTCGTCCTGGACGGCAGCTACAGGTGCATACCCAGAAGGTGGAGCCTGCTCCGTTGCAACAGCCGGCGGCACTGCTGCGGGTGTAACGCCCGTATCCCATGACTGCACCGGCTCTGCAGTGGCCGGCGCGTCGGAGGGTTCATTTTCGGTCAGGATCGTTTCGAGGTCGCTCATTGTACTGCTATCCCTTCAACGCCCGTTAAGCCCGGCGGCGGCTGGTTTGGATCGCCCATTGACCCTGGCGGCGGGGACTCAGGTACAGACGCGGGTACAGACGCAGGTACAGATTGATTTGCGCCACCCTGCTCGACGGCGGGATCAATCACCACCGGATCAGGCTGCAGCGCCATGTTTGCTTCGACGCGGATCTTGACCGCCTCGGATTTGATTTTGTCGACTTCGGCTTCCAGCTTGGCGACCTCGGCCACAGCGCCGCGCATCTTGAGTTCGGCAGCAGCCGGATCTTCCTTTTGCCCGCCACCCTGGATTTCCTCCAGAAGCTCGCGCTTGTTTCTAAGGCCCGAGGCCTTGATATAGACGGTCGGCGGGAACACCACGGCCGGCGCGAGCTTCACCAACGCGTCGAACTGCTCCATCTGGATATTCGCAGTGTCGGGAACTTCCTCGACGGTGATATCCATCATCATCTGCGCCGGGTTGTTCTCTGTTCTGACCACTTGCTCAAGCTGCTGCGCCGCGAACTGGTCTTGCTCCAGCTCCATTATCCGCTGAGCGAACTCCTCGGGCGGGATGCCGGACGCCTCGGCCCGCTTCATCAGCTCATCGCGCATCGTCACGGGACGATTGAAGCCGACAAACTTGATGTTCTCCTCATTGTCGGTGACCCTGATCCACCACTGCTCGTCTTTGAACTGGCGGATCAGATCCCACATGCGCTGATAGCAGCGCTTTTTCAGATGGCGGTGACGGTCGACAAGAACGCTGATCTCGGTCTGGCCGCCGGACTGGTTAGCCAGAATCGCCCGGCCCGATGGGTCGCCGCCACTCTTACCCTGCATGCTCGCGTTAGGGCCGATCAGCTCGATCTCGTTTTTAGCTTCCTGCAGCATGGTCAGCTCGGCCGTGAGCTGATCTCCCTGCGCTAGTAGCTCGAACTCGAAGCCGGGATTGGTCTCGACCCAGCCATCCGGCTTGCTGAGTTCTTTCTTAGCCGCGTCGACATCATCGACGGCGCCGCGCTCGGCCCTGACCTGGCGCTGGCTCAGCCGATGCAGCGCCTTAGAGCGCCGCTTGTTAATCTCGTCCTGTACCGAGATCATGGAACGAACGATGCCGTATCTGTTGTTTTTGCGGTCGACGAATGCCGATTGCAGCAACATCGGGCACCAGCTCTCGCCGTCCTGATCCTTGAACGGCACAGGCATGCTTTCGAGCTTGCCTCCTTTTGTGAACTTGCAGAGCATCCAATCGCGGCCCTCGCGGTGGTACATCTGGACAATGCGAACCCTCTTGCGGCCTTTGCCGCTGGTCCACTTCTGCCACTCGGGGCGGTCGTCATAGGTGGTCGAATTTTGACCATCCAAAACGGTCTTTTCAATTGCTTCGGCCTGCTCCTCGCCGGGCCACATCTGCTTTGCGTCCTCGGCGTCCATCCACACGACGCCGCCGAGGTAACGGGCATCTCTGAAATCGTGCTTGCGCGAATGCGGATCGTAGAACAGGCGGTCCCAATCCCATTCGACCGCTGTGATCTCGCGCCGGGGCTGCCCCGTGCTTGCGTCGGTCTTTTCCTCGACCAACAGCTCAAGCCCGCCAAACCCCTCGACAAGCATCTGTTCCCAGACGTTGGAGAACTTTGGCTTTAGCTCGGCGCTGTCCTCGACATAGCGGAGCGCATCGGTGCAGGCCTCGGCCGCTCCATCATCCTGCGGCGTGCGCGGGAACCCTTTGGGATCGGTTCTGTTCGTCGCCTCGAACCCAACGAGGTAGTTTACCTTACTCTGTACGCGGTTGATGATCACGTCCGGCTGGCCGCGCTCGTTGAGCGTCTTTAGCTCAGCCGGCGTCAGTTGGTTGCCGTCGTAGTAATCCCGATCGCGCTCCGACTTCTTGCGCGCGGTCTCGGTCGCCTCCTCGGCGTCCTCAAACCACGTGATCAGAGTTTCGAGCGACGTCTTGCTCTCGTAAGCCTGCATGGGATCAGGCCCGGCAGCCGGCGGTTGACCGGCCATCAGAGCGTTTTGAGGAATCATTTTGCTGGTTTGGTGTCCTGAGAAAAGTATCGGCCCCGTAAAACGCGAGACCAGCTAGAACGCTATGCTACTTTCCAGCTACCATCGGAACCAGATTGCGCGCGACGGGCAAAAGCCCTGTCCCAGCGGCTATCTGGCTTGTCGGCAGCACGCGGGGCGCGACCACCGACCATCGTATCGAGCATGCGGCCAATTAACCCGATGGCGTCCACTTGGTCGTCATGCTTGCCAGCCGGAAACGTCAGTAGCTCCGCCATCAGATCGGCCACCCAAGGCGCGTTATGCGGGAGATAGACCTTGCCCATTGCAGCGCGGGCCTGGAAGGCGCGGCATCGCGTCGGCTTGTCGGCAACGCTAGTCATCTGCTCGCGGCGGCAGTAGACCCGCCGCTCCCGCATCCGCTTGTCGATGAACGGGCCGAGCGACTTGATGATCTGGCCTTGTTCCTCGCACCAGTTCAACGGCTTATGCTTGGCGATCATGTCGATGAACGTTTCAACCCAGACGTTGCTTTCGGCCTGTGATCGCCACACGTCGAGTATGTAAAGATTGTCGTCGGGATCGACGCCGGCCACCATATGAACCGTATAATCGCCGCCCCTGGCTGTGACGGCGTAGTCGGAAGCTCCGTAGGTGCGCAAGTGCTGGGGAGGGCTCTCATAGAAGCGGAACCACTCTCTCTTGAAGTAGTCACCCTCGTCGGGTGTCGGGCGCTGTTGGTAAAGTGCGGACCAATCGCGTTCGCCTATCGCAAGCTTGATCTTGTTCAGTGTCGACAGCGGGTACTTGGCAGGCCACAGCGCGCGACCATCGTCCAGGATCGCCGGCAGATCGAGCACTTCCCACTTTTCGCCGCCGTTAATTTCGGCTTGTTCGACGCGGCCTGCCCAGTCGTCTTCGTGCCACCGTGTGCAGATGCCGACAATTGCGCCCTCAAAAGGCTGGGCCTCGCCGCTGTCGATGTCGTCTAGCAAATCATGCCAAAGCTCATCATCTTCAGTCAGTTCGCCCCGCGTGATGTCGCTTTCCAGGCGTGTGTAGGCTGTTGACGTGTACCAGCGCCAGACCTTCTCGCGGTGCGTCTCGCTGTCGGCTTCTTCGCGGTCCTTAAAAGGATCGTCGATTAAAAGTACGTGAGCACCACGGCCCGTAGTTGCTGTGCCGATGCCGACTGCTGCGTACATCCCGCCTTCGGCTGTGTGCCAGCGATTAGCGGCCGCACTGTCGGCAGCAAGGCTCGTCTTGAAAACGGCCTGATAAGCCGAGCTGGCAACAATGTTTCTGACTTCGCGCCCAAAGTCCGCAGCCAAATCGCTATTGTAGCTGGCCGCGATCACATGACGCCGGGGATATTGCCCCATAAAGAATGCCGGGAAACGTTTTGAAGCCAGCTCAGATTTTCCGTGGCGCGGCGGCACGTGGATGCGAAGCCGCTTGATTTCGCCGCGTGCGACCGCTTCCAGCTTCTCGGCGATGATCTGGTGATGCTCAGCAGGTCGGTACTGAGGGAATGTGTACCTACTGAACGCGATGAGGCTCGTCTTGGCCTGTTCCCGTCTGAGCAACTCTCTGGCGGCCCATTCGGGCGATGGCGAGAAGCTCTGCGCTGTCGTAATCCGAGGCCTCCTTCTTCGTGGTCTTCTCGATGCTTTGCTTAGGCTTACCAACGGCGCGATCAAGAATGGCGTTGGCGGCGGCAAGGGCGGTCTTCTCGTCGTCGCTGTCTATGAGCTTGGCGAGGCGACGCATAGCGCGCTCTGAGTTCTCATGCGCGATGTCTGATACGGACTTGACGGTCTTGGGCCGTCCATTGGGGTTTCCGGACTGCCCAGGCTGGAACTGGTTGAGCTTGCGCCCGAAGTTCTGAAGCCGATTGCTGCCAGTCTTGGTCTTGACTGTTTCGTCACTCACTCTGTTCGGCCTCCAACCACTTTGACACCCTGCCGGCCAGACCCTTCATGGTGTGCTCGGTGATGTTCTTGTCAGTCCTTAAAGAGCACGAGATCCTCCTGCCGTTTATGTTGTATTCCGTGCGTGCCCAGTAGCACCCGCCGTTATCGGACAAGTGCAGATTCGTGTTGCACCAGCCGGCATCG